AAGGATTCATTATTACTTTGGTAATCTAAAGGGTAATAAATGGACAGAAACAGATGTGGAGTTAAAAAATGGATGTAAACTTATTTCTAAATCAAATATATCAGGTATTCGTGGGGGCGCAAAATTACATAAAAGGTATGACCTTATTATATTGGATGACTTTGAAGACGAAAATAATACTATTACCCCTGAAGCTAGAGCAAAAAACTCCAACCTTATTACTGCTGTGGTATTCCCTGCTCTTGAGCCTGGTACTGGTAGGCTACGTATTAATGGGACTCCTGTGCATTTTGATTCTTTTATTAACAACCTTATTTCTAATCATGAGCAATCTAAAAAAGAGAATAAAGAATTTTCTTGGAAACTTGTTTTAAAGAAAGCTATAGCAGATGACGGAACTATGCTTTGGGATAGTTGGTTTGGTAAAAAAGAAATGGAACGTAAAAAGAAGTTCTATGCAGATTCTGGACAGCCACAAAAGTTTTACCAAGAATATATGATGGAAGTTCAAAGCGAAGAAGATGCAATGTTTAATCGTCATCATATAAAATATTGGGATGGTTCTTATATGTATGATGAAGAATCAGAGATAGGATATATAATGCCAATTGATGGAGACACACAACCAGTTAATATATATGTTGGAGTTGACCCTGCAACAGATAGTCAAAGAAGAGATGCAGATTATAGTGTGCTTATGGTAATTGCTGTAGATTTAAATAATAATGTTTATGTTTTAGAATATATTAGAAAAAGAGGCATCCCTGTTTTAGGTATACCAGGTGAAGGTAAACTTGGAATCGTAGACTACATGTTTCAATTAACTGAAAAATATAAACCACATTTATTTGTAGTTGAAGATACTAGCATGAGTAAACCTGTGTTTCAATCTTTAAGAGCTGAAATGAGAAGACGTAATAATTTTCAAATAAGATTTAAGGAAGAGAAGCCTGGAACAAGAATGTCTAAGAGAGATAGAATACAAGAGATACTTGCACAAAGATTTGCTATAGGTCAAATACATATTAAGAAAGACCATTATGATTTAAATAGAGAAATAATTACATTTGGTCCTCGTATGGCTCATGATGATACTATAGATGCATTAGCTTACGCTTGTAAGTTTGCTTCACCTCCATTAGGAATTACAGAAAGTAAAAATAATTTATATTCTAAGAAAAAGCCTAAAGCTAAAAGCTGGATAGTGGCGTAATATATAAATAAAAGTATTGAAAATGATAACTAATGTTAATTATATTAATATGATAAAAAGTTTAAGGGTTTAAATGTCTAAATCAAATAAAGTGGTTCAAAGGTGTCAAGACCTTTATAAGCAAGCTAAAACACAAAGTAGAGTTCAGTGGGAATATATAAACCAGAAAGGATATGATTTTGCTAATGATAATCAACTTTCTGAGGCTGAGAAAAGAAGTCTCGAAGAGCAAGGTATGCCTACATTTACTATTAACAGGATTATACCTGTTGTTGAAATGCTTAATTTTTACGCAACTGCTAAAAGCCCTAGATGGCAAGCTGTAGGTTCAGATGGTTCAGATTCTGATGTAGCTGCAGTATTTGCAGATGTAGCTGATTATGTTTGGTATCAATCAAGTGCAGATGTTTTATATTCTAACGCTGTTAATGATGCTATAACTAAATCTATTGGTTACCTTTTAGTAACCGTTAACCCTGATGCCGACAGAGGTATGGGTGAAGTTACAATACAACAGCCTGACCCTTTCGATATTTTTGTCGATGAAAAATCAAGAGATATTTTATTTAGGGATGCTGCTTATATTCTTATTCGCAAAATCCTACCAAAATCACATCTTATTCAACAGTTTCCAGATAGCAAAAGAAAGATTATGGCAGCGTCACCTATGAACAATAGTTATGAAGGTATGAGTGAAAAGTCTACGGACCTTGACCAAAAAGATTTTCATTATAAAGATATGACTGGTAATAGTAGTATAAGTAATGAGAAAGAAAATGAATTAGTAGAATTTTATGAATGTTATGAAAAGATTAAAATAAGTTATGTAAATGTTTTTTATAAAATACCTCCTTCTGAAGAAGCTCAAGCACAAATTGTACAACAAGCAAAAGAGATGTTGGCTAAGATGCAAGCAGAAATGCAAGTTAAATTACTTGAGTTATCTCAAAAATTAGAAGCAGCTGTAAGTAATGGAGATATGTTACCTGAAAGAATGCAATTAGAATTACAAAAAGAAAAGGATATGATTGCACAACAATTAGAATCTTTTGAAATAGAAACAAGAAATAAACTGCAAGCTGAAGCAGAGCAAATAGAAAACTCTGTTATAACTAAAAAAGAATTTGACATTATGCTTAAAGACGAAATGTTTGCAGAAAGAATAGTAGAAGCTATTCCATTTAAAGAAGACAGGGTTCAATTATCTTGTGTTATTGGTGATAAGCTAATATATAGTAAAGCGTTACCTTTAACAGAATATCCATTAGTACCTTTCCATTACAAATGGACTGGGACACCTTATCCTATTAGTGCTGTTTCGCCACTTATTGGTAAGCAAAGAGAATTAAACAAAGCACATCAATTAATGGTACACAATGCATCTCTAGGTAGTAGTTTAAGATATATGTTTGAAGAAGGTAGTGTCGATACTGATTATTGGGAAAAATATTCTAGCGCGCCTGGAGCATTACTTCCAATTAGAAGTGGCTATACTCCTCCTACAGCAATTCAACCTGCACCTTTATCTAATGCATTTTTTAGTTTAACACAAGCTGGAAAAGGTGATATGGAATATCTTGCAGGTATATATTCTTCAATGCAAGGTGATACATCCACATCTGCTGAGTTACCTTATAGAGGAATGCTTGCAATGGATGAATATGGAACTAGAAGAATTAAGTATTGGTTAAAAAATAGTATTGAACCTTCTTTAAAACAAGTTGGGGAAGTTGTTAAACAATTAACTCAAGCTGTATATTCAGCTAATAAAGTATTTACTATTGTGCAACCTAATAATATAAATGAAGAAAAGACAGTAGAAATTAATGTTCCTATATATAATGACTATGGGCATGTAATAGGTAAATATAAAGATTATCAAGCTGCAAAGTTTGATGTAAGAATTATAGGAGGCTCAACATTACCAGTTAATAGATGGGCTTACTTAGAAGAATTAAAACAACTAATGCAATTAGGTGTTGTAGATGATATGGCAGTACTTGCTGAAACAGACATTAAAAATAAAGAAGCTATTGTTAAAAGAAAAAGTTTATACTCTCAATTGCAATCTAGAATTGGAGAACTTGAAGAACAAGCTAAGAATAGCTCTGGAACTATTGAAACACTTGAAAGACAAGTTGTTCAGTCTGGAATAAAAAATAAAATTATGCAGGGAGATATGGAAACGTCTAGAAAGAACATTCAGTCTCAGAATGAAATTAAAAAAGAAGAACTTGAAACTAAAGCAAGACAAAAGTTCTATAGAAATGTTTTACAAAATGATGTAAAAAAGATACAAGAGGATATGAAGTCTTCTAGTAATAAACAAAAAGATTTGAAATAAAGAATTTATTTAGTATTTTGTAAACTAAAAAAAGGAGTAACAATATGGAAGATATTACAAGTGGTAACCCAAAACCTGTAGATGATGCAGTTTTTGGCGCTACTGATTCTTTCTTTGATGCTATTGAAGATGAAGTAAATGGCATTGTTGCAGAAACAGCTGAACCTAAAGTTGAGGCAACTCCGCAAGAAGCGGACCCCAATATTACCAAAGATGAAAGCCAACAGGTGTCAGATAATTCTTCTGAAAATTGGAAGAAGAGATATGGTGATTCCAGTCGTGAAGCACAAAAAATAAGAGCCGAGTTAAATGAACTCAAACCTTTTGTTCCTGTGTTAGATGCGATGAAAAAAGATAGTGGCTTAGTAGAGCATGTTAGAGGATATTTTCAAGAAGGTGGAGATGTACCAAGTAATGTAAAGGACGAACTTAATTTAAGTGAAGACTTTCAATTTGATACAGACGAACTTGTTCAAAATCCAACATCAGATTCTAGAAAAGTATTTAACACTATGGTTGATAAAGTAGTTCAAAAAAGAGCAAACCAAATCCTTAGTAACGAAAAAGCTGAAGCTCAAAAGATGAATAATAAACTTCAAATTAAAAATGAAGCTAAAATCTTCCAAGATAAGAATCAGCTTACCGATGAGGAAATGCATGCCTTTCTTGATGATGCAGAATCTAGATTTAGAAGTAGTCATTTATCATTTGATGATATGTACTATTTGTTAAATAAGGATTCAGTAAACAGTAATGTTGCTAATTCAACTAAAGAACAAATGCTTAACCAGATGAAAAATGTAAGAAACATACCTACTAGTCAAAGCAACTCTAATAATGCTGGCAAAACAAGTAATCAATCTGATGATTTGTTTGATGCATTAAAAGGAGTTGATGGTAATCTCGATAACATGTTTGGCTAGATACGAACTAAAGACTGTCTAGTTAAACATATTTTGTGTTTTAAACAACACAGAAAGGATAGTCTATTATGGCTTTAAATGACTTTATTGAGTTATCGAATTTAGGTACTTCAGATGTATTATCGAATGGTGCTGGAACAAATGTTGGAACTAATGCCAACACTGGTGACCTTCGTAGAAGATATAATTTTGGAGATAGAGTTTCTGAGTTAGCAATAGCTCAAGACCCCTTCTTTCGATTTCTTAGCAAATGCGCAAAAAAACCAACGGATGACCCGACTTTCAAATTTACTGAAAAAAGGCATTCATTTCACAAACGATACGCTTACTTAGAATCTCATGGTAGCGGTTTTGCAACAGCAACAAGTACTAATGCTGATTTACAAGACGCGGCCGATGATACTTTTTATGGTAAGTTTGGTACTGACTATAAAAATACAGGTAACCTAATAAATAGATTCGGCAAAAGTGTCGACTATGAAGTAGGTGCTGCTGATACAAAACCTCTCTTTTTCTTAGAAGGTCAATTAATAAAAGTTCCCGTAGCTTCTGCTAATAATGTAGCTGGCGCTTCATCAGTTATTGATTATCAAATAATCAAAGTAACTAGTGCAGTTGATAGCGGTAACTATGTTCATGTAACTGGAAAAGTTGTAAGAGCTGTTGATGCTGGTAGATTCTATATGGGTGTTCCAGTTTCTTTAGTTGCAGGTGGCGACACAGGAACAACATTAAGCGAAGAAGCGTTAGCTCCTTTTAAATGCTATGTTGTTGGAACAGCACATAATGAGGGAACTGGTTATCCTGAGACATGGGTAGACCAGCCATATTCAACTCAATATGGACAAACTCAAATATGGAAAACAGGAATGGCTATGACAAATACAGCTCGTGCTACAGTATTAAAATACGAAGGCAACGAATGGGCTCGTACTTGGAAGGAAAAGCTTATTGAACATAAGTTTGACCTTGAAACTTCATTGCTTTTTGGCTCACAAAATGATACCTATAATACAACACAAGGTGCTGTAGATTATATATCTAACTATGGTAATTCATTTTTGTTAGACACAGCTACTAAGACTTCTGACGATTTCTTAGATGATATGTCTGCATATATGGACCCTAGGTATAATAGTCAAAGTGCTAATGTGTTTTTCTGCAGTACTGCAGTGTATAACTGGTTACATAAAATGGGTGGATATTTTAAAAACAATATGGAAATATCTCCTAATTATAAATCAGACATTGCAATGACTGGTAAGAAAACAGCGTTTGGAATTGATATTACTACATTCTCTACACCTTATGGTGACATGAATGTTACTAGAAATATCCATTTAGACGGAACTAATATAAAAATGCTTGGTATTGATATGAAGCATTGTTCGTATCGTCCTCTTGTAGGAAACGGTGTTAACAGAGATACTTCAGTTTATGTAGGTGTGCAAACACTTGAAAACTCAGGTGTTGACCGTAGAGTTGACTTAATCTTAACAGAAGCTGGGATGGAATGGTCAATGCCTGAATCTCACGCTATCTGGTTATAGAAAGGAGTCTGAATATGGCAAATCCTATGTACGGACAAAATAAAGCTGATGATTTTCAAAACAAACAAGTTATGGTAGTAGATAGTCCTGCTTTAAGTAGTGCAGGTACAATCTACGCTGTAGCTCCTTGGAGATGTAAAGTTTTAGAAGTTAGATGGGTTATGAATGTAGCTCTAACAACTGCTAAATCTACATTAACATTAAAGTCAGCTGCAGGAACTATGGCTGGAACACATGAGATTACAGCTTCTGCTGCAATTGGTGCTTCAGGTGTAGTTACACCAACTTCTAACAATACAATTGATGCAGGAGGCACTATCGAAATTGAAAACGATGCTGCTCCTGGTGCTGGACAAGCAACTTTTGTAATTGTTGTAGAAGTAGCTTAGGGGGTAAATAATGGCTAATGCAAAAATAGGCAGTCAATCTTCATGGAATCAAAACTATGTTGAGACTATTACTACAACTAAACAACTAGAAAGAGGTGACTCTGGTAAAGTGTTTATGGTAGATAATACTTCTGCTTTTACTATTAATTTACCACAACTATCTAGTGAAATTGCTGGATGGAGTTGTAAAATGGTAGTACAAGTTGATGGTAGTGCTGACATTTCTGTTGTAGGGTATGGTTTACCTGCAGCTGGAGGTTCTTCTGGTGGCGATAATGACCTTATGGTTTATCGTGAATCAGATGTTGTTGCTGGAACTGGAGCCTATGTTCAATTGTGTGATGGTTTTACAATTGAAGCAGCAGGCGTAATAGGAGATTCATTTGAACTTTTTTCAGATGGAACTAAATGGTTTGCAACAGCTCTTCTTAATGGAGTGGCTGGCGGTACTGCAATTGAAAGTTAATGACTAGTAACTAAATAATGGTGCCTCTCGTATTGAATTTGTCTTCTCTACGGGAGGTTACCAAAACAAAGAAAGAATAAATGGAAACATTTGAAAAACAAATAGAAGGCTTAACAAAGATTACAATATCAGATAGTGGAACTTCTCCAACTCAATCTGAAATAACTCAATTTTTAAGAGATGGAGTTAAAGACATTATTAGAAAATTAATGGCAAGTGGTGCCCCTACTTCAATCCTCAGTTCTTTTGCTACACTGGAAACTATAACAAATTCAAATGGATTAGAAAGTCCAAGTAATGTAATTATATCTGTAACAAGAGGAGATGGAGAGTTTCAAAATCCAGCCAAAGAAATACCTGCTTTAATGAAAGGCAGAGTATCTGATTCAAGTAGTTTATTTTTTGCTTCTAAATATAATCCTGTTTATTACTTAGAAAGTGGTAAGATATATATAAAACCAAATCCTTCTACTGGTTCAGTTGACAATGGAGAAATACAACATGTAATTTTTGATAATCAAGTAAGCTATAATTCAGTTTCTATTGCAAACTTTCCAAAGTCTACAGAGTATTTAGTAGTATACTTTGCATCAGCACTATCATGTTTAAACGCTGCATCAAACATACATTCAGCTATGCCTACGTCTCCTACATCTCCTGGTTCTGCAAGTTTTATTTATGACGCTCCAGATTTACCGACTGTCCCTGAATTTATTGCTCCAAATTTATCTTTAGATTTTACAGACGTAAATGAAGCTTTATCTAATGATGACCCTGATATGGCTGAGAAATTTTTAAGTGTAATAGAAAAACAACTAGATGCTTATGAAAAACAAGTTGCAAATGCTGACAAAGAATTTAATGCAGAAAACGTAGAGTTTACTGAAGAAATAAAAAGAAGAATGACAAATGCTGATAAGCAAATGGGAAAACAGATGGCAGAAATAACAACAGATATTAAAACATATGCTTCTGATATTCAAAAGTATGCTTTAGATATAAATAAATTAGTAACAACATATAAATGGTATATGCAACAATATAGTTTTTTAATGAATCAATATATGACAGGAGTATCAGGTATGGGTGGTAAACCTAAAGCTCAACAAGCTAATGCTGTTCAAGCTCCTAAACAAAAAGAGGAAGGTAGAGAATAATGGCGAATAAAGTTCAATTTAACGCTTCAATTACTCCCATAGAAGATAATACTGACCAATTTGGAAATAGTAATTTTATAGCAGCAAGTGAATGTTATGGTAGTTTATCAGGTTCTGGAGAATTAAGTAGTATTACAATTGATGGTAGCGGGGGTGCAACTCATGGATATGATGATGGAGCAGCACTTTATATACAAGCAGCAGTTGGTTCTACAACAGCTGTGGCTATGTCAGCTGCAGATATAGTGGCAGTTAAAAATACTGGGTTTCAATATAGTAGTGCATCTGCATTAAGTACAACAGCAAACTCAGTAGATTTTCTAGCAGTATTTATACATGATGGTTCAGCCGATAGGTATGTAGGCACATTAAAGTCTGGAGAAATGATAGTACTACCAATTAGAGGTAAAGCAAGTATGACAGTTAAAGTACAAAGTACAGATTCAGATGGTGACACAAATGGTAGCAATACAATTGCTGCACAAGTTTACTCATTTACTTAAAGGATAATTTATGGCTAAAAAAGATAAAGCAGTATGCACATTAACAACTTCAGTATTACCTGAAAGTATAAGAGCAGCTTTTGCTGGAACAAACTCTTTTACACCTATTAGTAACTCATACAAATGGGTGTATGCTGATGTAACTGTAGGTAATTCTACTTCTGATTTATTAAGTGTTTCTATAAATTATTTAGGAACGTCTGTTTCATTAAATGCTTCTGATAAGATTTTATGGATAAGTATTAAACACACAGGTACAATTGATGGTTCAAATAAAACTTCTAATGGTATTATAATAAGTTTAGATAACAATAATTCATTAGCATATAATACAGGAGATGCTATATTTATAGATTCAAAAGAAATGTTTGTCAGTAAACTTCCTTTTACTACAATAGGAGATTTAACTACAAAATCTGTAGGAGTTACTTCAGGAATACCTTCATCAACTACGCCAGGTAATGTTCAAATTAATGTAGCTGCTATAATACAAGATGTAAGTTAGGAGACTTATGAAATTAAAAGAAATTATGGAAAGAGTTGGTATAACAGAAACTGGTAGAGCAATAGCTTATCTTAAAGATGGTATTGAAGAGCTTAATGTTTTATTTGAAACTCATACAAATATAGAAAGAATTGATATAACTAAAGATAAAAGGTTTTATAATTTTCCTAAAGACATGGTAAAAGTATTAGATATAAGAATTAAAAATCATTTTAATGATAAAAACGAATATAGAACTATACCAAGATTAATGAATAAACCTGTGATTAAAGATGAGGACGGAATTTAATGGCTAAACAATATGCATATTATATAGAAGGGACTAAATTAGGTATAGTTGAAAAAGATACTACTTTTAATAATAATATAGAGTCTAAAGAATTTGGACCAGGAGTTGCAAGACATTCTTGGAAATCTCCTCAATCTTCTGTTGAAGATGCAATTGAAATAAAATATTCTCATAGTCCTGATTATTTTATCAAATCAACAAATACAATAATTACAAGTATTACTAATTGGAGGTCTAATGGAGGCTTTTTACAGATAAAAGGAGGCTCTGTTAATTATGATACTACTTTAGATGTAGATAATTACTTTGTTTTAAGAAATGCAGGGCAACATAATGGTTTGCATAGAATAAAAGAAATTTCAAATGTTGATGGTACAAAAGACGGTATAACAACATATACTAAGATTTCAGGTTCATCGGGTTGGTCTACTAATCAACAATTTGAAGAGACGGTAACTATGTACTATAGTGTAGATGTAATTAGTGATGAAGACTATGAAGTAGATTTACCTTCTTACTTACAAAAAGCATTGGTATATTACATCAAAGCTAAGGTAGCTGAAGATAGTCTTGATATACAAGCATTTGAATACTTTATGAAACAATATAAAAAGATTATAGAAAAATATGAAAGTACAAGAATAAGTGGACCGAGAATAATTTCTCCTGGCTCACACTCAATAAGATAACAATAAACAAACCCATTCACGCTCAGCCAGAGCTTAGGGTAGGAGGTAAACATGGCAAAAACTAAAAAAGACTTGCACAAATTCACAGTGCAAGAAGCAAACAATATAAACTTAGGACAAGCAGGAGCTGTTATAATAGATGGTACTGATGAAATTACAGGTCCATTCGTTGCTGTTATGGCATTAGAAGATTCTGTAGTAGACACAGCAGGATGTGATGTTACATGGTTATCAGGAACTATCCCANCTACTTTTAAAATACCTGCAGGTGGAACTATTCATGGATATTTTCAATCTATAGAACTTGATTCTGGTTCTGTAATAGCATATTATGGATAGGGGACAATATGAGTTTAAAAGATAGTATTAAAAAACATGAAGGTTATGTAGGTATTGTATATAAAGATAGTTTAGGTATAGACACTATTGGATATGGATTTGCAATTAAGGATTTAGAATTAGATGAAGATATATGTGATATAATTCTTGATAGAAAACTTAAAAATTTAGATGATAGAATTAAACTTAAATTTGGATGGTATAAATATATGCCTCCTAGAATACAAATTATAATAACAGAAATGTGTTATCAACTAGGAGTTACTGGATTTTCTAAATTTAAAAAAACTATTTCTTATTTACAAGATAAGCAATGGAAGAATGCTTCAATAGAAATGCTTGATAGTAGGTGGGCCAAACAAACTCCTAATAGAGCAAAAGAAATGAGTAATGAAGTAAAAAAGTTGGAGGAAGAATAATGGATGTAGATACATTAAAATCAGCAATTATAGGCAGTGGAGGGTTAAGTATTCAGTTAATGGATTTCTTGCCTGTATTCGTCAAAATGGGCGTTGGAATAGCTACTATAGTATACTTTGTGTATAAAATTCAATTGATTCGAAAACAACTTAAGGAGTAATTATGGATAAAGGTGTGGTTAAAAGAGTAATAGTAACACCAGATAAACATTTCCCTCTTCATGACCAACCTGCAATCAACTGTCTTAAAAAGACTATTGAGATTGTAAAACCTGATGCTTATATAGATTTAGGTGATGTAGGTGAATGGCATGCATTTAGTGCTTGGAGATTTAAAAGAAAAAAGGCTCCGCCTTTAGAGTACTTAATTAAAGATTTTGATAAGGATGTAAAAGATGTTAACAGTGGAATGGACCAAATTGACGAGTCTCTTGATAAAGCATGTTGCAAAGAGAAGCATATTACTGAGGGTAATCATGATAATTGGCTTAATATGGCAGTTGAAAAATACCCCTATATTCCTCAGTATAGATTTGCTAATGCTGTTGACCTTAAAGGTAGGGGGTACACATATCACGAGTTTGGCAAACATCTCAAAATGGGAAAACTTTACCTTTATCATGGCCATCAATATGGTGGGCAATACCATACTTCTAACCATCTTAGGAAATTTGGATGCAATATTATGTACGGTCACTGGCATGATTTACAACAAATGTCAGTAACACATAAAGATGGACCTAAGTCTGCTTGGAGTATTGGTTGCTTAAAAGATATGAAACATGAAGCTAACACTTGGCTTGGACATAGACCTATTAATTGGGCACATGGCTTTGCAATAGTTGACTTTTATAAAGGTGGTTTATTTACAGTTCATATTATACAGATTATAAATGGCAAAACCTCATTATGGGGAGAGCTTATAGATGGCAATAAAAAAGGAAAATAATGGACATACTTACAACATTGGAACAATTTGGTATACCAGTGACAGTAGCATTGGCATTCGGTTTCTTTATTTGGAAACAAAACAGGTTCATTCAATCTACTCTTATGACAGAACTCGACCAAGACTTCAAGAGGTTGGAAGGTATTATTATTAAACTTATTGACCAACAAAAAAAAATACAAATGGAACAAAAAAAACTAAACGGAATATTTAAAGCACAAGTAGAAATTATTGCTCGTTTAAGTGGAAATGGGTTAAAAGACAAGTTCCTAAGAATTATGGAAAAAGGAGGAATGGTAGATGAATGAAACTCAAAGAGTTAAAATTGAAACTCCTTTAGGTAGTATTGAGAGTGATTCAGGAAATCATTTTGTTGATATTGCAAGTGTAATGCTTATTATAATATGTGTTTTAATGTTTAAAAAGATTATGAAACTATGATAATATCAAAGTTAATTATAAATCTTGTAGCAAATAGATTAGTTAAGCATTTTAAATTAGATAAAATAATGTCATATGTTTTTGATGATAACGAATTAGATATAAAATTTAACAAAATGGAAACCAGAGTGAAAGCTCTAGAAAGCGAGGAATGCAAATGCCATCAGGTAAAGGTACGTACGGTAAAAAAAGAGGGAGACCTCCAGGTAAAAAAACAAAAGGTAAAATGAAATCTAAATCTAAGAAAAGGAGTTACTAATGGTAGATATGATTATAGCTTACTTAAAAAGTAATAGAGAAGAAATTATTGATGGAATTAATAAAAAAGTTAATCTTCCTTTAATCTCTGAAGCTAAAGAAGAAAAAATCTTTGGCTCTTTATTTGATGCTTTTATGGAAGTTCTTGAAAACGTATTAAATAAAAAAAGTAAATAATGTCAAGAGAAGTAAGAAATCTTAACGACTTTTCTGGGGGTTTGAACTCTGCTTCAGACCCCAAAGACCTTGATGATAATCAATTTACAGCAGTTGAAAATCTTGATTCAAGTACTTCTGGTCAAATTAAAATATTAGGTAACCCTACAGATAATAGTGGATATAGTACTTTATCTTCTAGCTTAATACCAGGTAAGGGGTTATTTTCTTATAACTCACCTTATTCAGTTGAAAATATATTAGCAAATGGTA